TGTTTAAGTGAAATCTGATTACCACATTGATCGTGTAACCAAATCCGATGCCGCAGATTTACTTCTGCGGTTTCATTATTTGAAGGATATATCCAAAACCTTTAAGTCTGGATATAATTATGGTCTATATAAAAATAATGAATTTTGTCCTCTAAATATCGGAGGCATCCAGGGAGTCTGTATTTTTACAGGTCTCCCTGTTCCTGAAATAGCAAAAGGCGCTTTCGGATTAGAAAGAAATGAGCAGCAAGGACTCTTTGAACTCTCAAGACTCTGCATCCACCCCAACACTCAGCAAGAAGAGTACAACATTACTTCTTGGTTTGTTTCTAGAGCGATTAAGCGTCTTAGAAATGAAACAGAGGTCAGAGCAATTATTTCGTATGCTGATAGTGATCATCATGGTGGCACAATTTATCGTGCTTGCAATTTTAGGTACTGCGGTTTATCAGATCCAAAAAAAGACTTTTACTTCAACGATGGTTCCAAACATTCGAGGGGTAAAATTAGAGACGCCGAAGGTGAATGGAGAGATCGTTCTCGCAAACATCGTTATGTAATGACTTTTGATAAAAGTTTAAATCTTTTATGGACCGATAAGTCTAGTGTTTTCTGTGGTGATTAGTTTATTATTGATAAACATAGAACTTTCATCATAAGTCATTATCTCTCTAATTTCTCTTAAATATTGTTGGAGATATATTGGTTTTAAAAGATTAATACTTCTCTTTTCTTCATTCAATCTTGTTTCATATACTAAATTACTAATACCAACTGTAATATTAGTAAGATCACCGCTTCCAGTATAAGTGACATTCTCATATGCACCTATGATATTGTAGGTTATAGAACTATCATATGATGCAGGTATTGTAAAATTACTATCAACTTTTTGACCTGCTGGTAGAATTAATCTATTTTTAGAGTCTCTTACTTCTAGAGTTTCATCGTGATGATTTGCATTTAACTCTGTACCATATTTTTCAGAAGCATATCGACTAAGGTCGTAATTACTTAATGGCCATTCATCTTTAATATTTGTGATTCCTGAAGTTAATACTACAACCCAATCGAGATCTGATTGTCCATAAAATTCCTCAGCAATAGTATCGGGTCTTTGACCTTCGAGGATTACATATTTTTTGTAAAAATTTGCAGTATCATTTACATCATCTCTTATTTTAATTCTGCGAAAAATATTTTTAATCGCAACATATTCTCTAGATGAAACCTTATGAAGAAGGTTTGATTGGTATAATATATTTGGTAGTTCTCTGAAATAAGACATTAGTAACCTACTCCTGGCATTTCGTTTCCTTTTCCTTCGTAATCTTCCTTATAAACTGGATTAATCTCAGAAAATTGAAGTGTCATTCTCATATGTACGGGTGATTTTAAATCTCCTGAATAAGTTGCATAAGTTCCTGATGCAGTATAATCTACTTTCATATCAGTTAAAACACCAACTTTAAATGAATTTAAAAATGGGTGTTTATTCTTTCCAGACATATACTCGAATGTAAATAGATCTGGAGCTTTAAGTAAAATACCACCACTACCACCTTGGGTAGATGCACCATTTGATGGTGACATTGCATATTTAATTGTTCTTATAATTGCTTTGACTTCACCAGCTTCTAGTTCATCTCTAGGAGTAAAATCAAAAACAAATGGGAATGATCTAAGTGTTACACTACTGAATAATAACTCAAGATTTGATTGTAAAATTTGACCAGATGCTCTTGATATCAATGCATCAGCAGAAACGTTTCTACCAACAGAATTTACTATTTGTGCAGCCAGTCCAGTTTTTAATGCGGTCATCTCACTGTTATCAGGTCCAACAAAACTGACACTACCAGGTTTTGTTACCAGATTATTTAACATATCCATAATATTTTTTGTACCCTTTCCATCACCCGACACCATATCAGCTGCAGCTGAAACACCAGCAGCATTAATAGGACTTAAAGTCTCTTTGCTATATCCTACAGAAAGACTATCACTAATCCTTTGTGGTATCGGTAAAAATATATGTCTGGCATTTTTTTTAAGTTTACCTTTGGTTTCACCACCTAGTTTATTAAAACTATCTGAAAATGAAGGTACATTGAGTTGAGTAAAATCTACATTATACTTATCGTAGTATGGTCGATCGTTTGTTGCAGCTATCTGTTCACCTTTGGTGATAGCACTGCTAGCAAAACCTTCTAAACTGAGACCATTATTTGGTTCATACTCAAAGATACTAATTTTCAACATATCTTGACCAGGTTGAAACTTGGTATATGGATATCTGTAAACCTCTCCGTTTTGCTCTTGACCAGGTTGTTTTTTTCCTGGAGTATTATTTGGACCAGATCCACTGTTTTGTGTATTTTGTGTTGATTCAGCAGCAGATTGTGATTGCTTTGCAGATGGAGGTGTTGGATCCTTAAGACCAAAACTACCATCATCACCACCAAGATTTAAAGTACTGGTATTACTCGCAGCCATCTATAAAGACACTTTTCAAGTATTTAGCTTAATATTTGCAAAAGGAATCATTTGTAAATCTTTTACCTCTGATGGATACACTTCATATAATCCACCAGCAACTTCATTCCAAGTATATTGTCGTGTTTCATTCCAATGAAAATTATATCCACGAAATCCCCATGCCATAACATCAGTTACTGCAACAAATGGATTTTGGTCGTATTGTATATTGGGTGTCTTAGCATTATAAACAAAAACATATATTTTTCCTGCCTCAGGAACTTTAGATCCCTCGGTTAAAACTTCAAGAATACCAATCATAACATCATCAGGATTTTTTATCCCAATGATTTCATCAGCAACACCACGTACTCTATTAACATTAATATCTGTATCTGTGGGTCTTATTGCCATTACTTGATACCTAATTCTTTCTCAGTCATAACTTTAAATTCCCATCTACGATCTTCGCAATAGTCTTTTGCAGCCTCCCACTTAGCTCTATTTTTTGCATATTCATATGCTTCATTGAGATATTTTTTAGTTTGTCTTTTTGGTTTGGGTGGAGGAGAACATTGACGTAATGGTTTTACTTCTATCAATGATGATTTAACTCTACCATTTATATCTTTATACTTTATGTAAAAATCTGGAAAATATCTATGAATTTTATTATCAATGGGTGATCGATATGGAATAAAAAATTCTTCTGATTGCCACTCTATAATATTTTCATTGTTATCACAGTAGACCATAAATTTACGTTCCCATAAAGAACGGTATATAATATTGGTTGGATCACCCTTATATTTTTTTGGATGGGATGGTTGATATTTTCCCTTATATGACATCTAAATAACTAAACAATCACTTATAAGATATTTAGAGTGGCTAGACCGTTTCCTAAAAAGATATCCCAAATTAAACCCACACTTAGTAATGTTGCACAAACATCTCATTTTGCAGTAACATTCGGTGGTTTTCATCCCAATCTAAGCACTCATTTAAAAAGAAAGGGAATTGATAATAGATATGCACAAGAAAAATTATCACTTTTATGTTGTAGAGCGTCTTTACCTGGAAGTGGTTATGCAACCGCAGATGTAATTGGAAATTATACTGGTGTCGCAGAAAAATTTGCACACACAAGAACATTTGTACAAATGTCAATGGATTTTTATGTTGATGACGATTATAAGTCAATGAAGTTTTTGGAACATTGGTTAGAATTTATGTCCAATGGTTCATCTTTTGATAATGCAGATCCATTAAAAGATGGATATTACTATAGAATGAGGTATCCAAATCAATATAAGTGTGATGAAACTAGAATTGTAAAATTTGAACGAGATTATAAAAATTATCTTGAGTATAGATTTATTGGAATGTTTCCAATTTCTTTGGATGCATCTACAGTATCATATGAGGGATCTAGAGTCTTAAAAGCAACTGCAACGTTTAATTATGATAGACATATTGCAGGAAGATCACGATCAGTCGATAAACTTCTTAAACGAGATAAAAATGATGAACCATCATTTGCTGAACAGGTCAGAGCAAAAAATCTTGATAGACTTGATGACATCAATGGGTTTGCTCAGAGACCATTCAATGCGGATCTTGATGGTGTTCAAAGGTTGATTGCTGATGGTAGATTTTTAAATAGTGGATCGGGTGGATCAACTATTATTTCTGAAGGTATTTCTGCTGCATCGGGTGGAGGTGGGTCCAGAACTGCCTAATAAATAATTTTAATGAATTGCTTAGGATATTATGCCTTTACCAAAAATTTCAACTCCAACCTATGAGTTGACAATCCCTTCAACTGGAAAGAAGATTAAGTATAGACCTTTCCTTGTTAAAGAAGAAAAAGTTCTTATCAT